AAGGATAACACCAGATGAAGTATATCTATTAGGTCATGACCTAGTATCAAACACACACCAAGTAAACAATTTATATGCAGGTACAAGACACTATGTACCAAAAGAACAAGGACCTACACCCCATATCAATTGGGTAAATCAATGGTCTACACTATTTGAACAAAATAAGGGAATAAAGTTTTATAAGGTAAATCCTGGTGAGGGTAAGGTATCAGATAAGATACCTGAATGGGAGAAGTATCCTAATTTATCTTACATAGATTATCCTAGACTTGCCATTTTGGCTGGTTTATGATATATTATAAACAATGCGTAACAATTTTACAATTGCAAGTGTATTATTCTTTCTGGCTGAATATAGCTTAAGAGGGCTAAAGGCATGGGCATGGAGGGTTACGGCCGAGTGGCTGAAGACACCATGTTTAGTTTTGAGTAGGGACCTATCTAAAATCAGATTGGACTCTTCCTGGAAGATTGTGGGTAAACCAATAAATCCCACGAAAGACGCATTGTTTATTTAATTATGATTAGATTATTAAATTATATAATATCTAAGTGTGAAGAATTTAAAGAGTATCTTATAGTAAGGTCTCTTCCTAAAGGTGAGAGTGCTAGTGAATAGGCAAAGAAAAATGCTAAACGAACTAAAAACTCTTATAAATAATAATGATACCGATAATACAGGTAACACAAATACGAAATACGATTAATACAAGGAGAATAATATGGATTTCGAAACATTAAAAAGCTCGTCAAGTAATTTTGACAAACTCACAAAAGCTCTGGAACAAAATCTAAAACCAGAGGACCAAGCAAACAAAAATAAATATCAAGATGACCGTTTCTGGAAACCAGAGATGGATAAAACTGGTAATGGTTATGCTGTTATCAGATTTTTACCAGCAGCTAATGGCGAAGATATGCCGTGGCAAAGAGTGTGGTCACACGCATTTCAAGACAAAGGTGGTTGGTATATTGAAAACTCTTTAACTACATTAGGTCAAAAAGACCCGGTGTCGGAAGAGAATACTAGATTATGGAATACTGGTGTTGATAGTGATAAAGAGATTGCTAGAAAAAGAAAGAGAAAACTTTCCTATTATAGTAACATCTATATGGTGTCAGACCCAAAACATCCTGAAAACGAGGGTAAAGTATTCTTGTTTAAGTTTGGTAAGAAAATTTTTGACAAGATAACAGAAGCAATGCAACCTGCTTTTGAAGATGAGAAACCAATTAATCCATTTGACTTTTGGAAAGGTGCTAACTTTAAGTTAAAACTAAGAAAAGTTGATGGCTATTGGAATTATGATAAGTCAGAATTTGAGGGTGTTTCTCAAATCAAAGAGTCAGATGAAGACATCAAGGCAATTTGGTCGAAACAATATCCTCTAAAACCATTCGTGGCTGCTGAGAATTTTAAAACCTATGACGAACTCAAAGAGAAACTGAATAGGACAATTTCAGGAGCACGAAGCATGGAGACCGTGGAAACAGCAGACCTCCCGCCTCAATCCAACGGTACCATGAAAAGTGCTGAAGTCGCTCAACCGAAGTCAAGTGAAATGAAAATTGATGATTCAGATGATGATACATTAGATTATTTCAGTAAATTGGCAGAGGAAGAGTAAATCTCTCCGCTTCAACATTTAGCCCACCGGTAGCAATATCGGTGGGTTTTTTATTGGAACTCATATAAATAGTGGCATGGCTAAGAACATATTTGAACCACTAAAAGATTTACAAGGTAATGCTTTGAGAGGTGCCTCATGGTACCGTAACGCTGTATCTCTTATAGTTGATAAAGTATCACAACAAAAACTATTAAGTCAAGGTAGAATAAACGCTAGACCTAGTGCAGGTCGTATGAACTTATTTGTATATGACCCTAAGTATAAAAGAACATTACCATTTTATGATACATTCCCATTAGTATTGCCATTAGAATCAATAAAAGGTGGTTTTATGGGTTTAAATTTTCACTATCTACCATACCCTCTAAGATTTAGATTGTTAGAAAGATTACAAAAGTTTGCTACAAATTCTAAGTTTGATAGCTCTACTAAATTACTTGCAGGATATGGTGATGTATCTAGTATAAATTTAATTAGACCAGCAATAAAGAAATATTTGTATAGTAATGTTCAATCAGGTTTTAGAAGAATTGATGTAGATGAAATGGCAATAGCAGTTTATCTACCAGTAGCACAATTTAAGAAAAGAAGTCTAGGTTCCGTATTTGCTGATAGTAGAAGAAAAATATAATGGTAAACAATATAAATAATATAAAAAGGCATAAAGAACAATGGCAATTTTAAGAGGCGGCAGACGAATAGGTCCTTTTGACATTAGAGTAGGAATACCTAGAGATAGGTCACTTGATAATGTTGAAGGTGATAGAAGATTAAAAAGAACTATGGGTGGTAATCCAGAGTCCACTATGGGTCGTGTTATATCTACAATTGCACAAGGTGAGGGTTTTGCAAAACCAAATAGATTTATGGTAGACTTTGTATTGCCTAGAGGTGTACAATATAATAGTGATGAAACAGACGGTGAGATATTATTTGAAGAAGAAATACAAAATAGTACACTTGAAGGCACAATGCAAAGAGAAACACAAATACAAAGAGGTCTTAGAGCATTTGTAGAAAATGTTGATATGCCTGGTAGAACATTAGATACTACTGATTATAAAATTTATGGACCAAGAAGACAAGTAGTTACAGGACATAGTTTTAGCGGAGAGATTACAATGTCTATGTATTGTGATAAATTTTTAAGACAAAGAAGTTTTTTTGAAATGTGGCAAAAAGCTGCATTTGACCAAGGCACAAACAATGTACACTTTTATGAAGATTACATTGGTGCAGTTAGAATATATCAACTAGGTGCATTTGCTGAAAATGCCGATAGAGATAGGATATCATATGGCGTACACTTGTTCGAGTGTTTTCCTAAAACAATAAGTGCAGTTACATATGGTCAAGGTCAAAATGATGAAATACAAAAGATTTCAGTTTCACTAGCATTTAGAAACTGGCAAAACTTAACACTAGACCAAGTAGGTAATTATACTATTGGTGGTGGTTTTAAGAAACCAGAAGTTGTTAGTGCTGATAGGGGATTGATTGGTAATATTTTACAAAAGTTACCACCTGATTTAAGACGAGCAGGTAGGGACGCTGTAAATGTTATTAAACAAAGAGTACCAATTGGTGCAGTATTTAACGGTAAAGTATTCCCGCCGTTACTATAAATTATAAAGGAGTAAATTATGGCATTACCATTAGCCAATGTGGCGAAATATGAGTTGGTGTTACCATCACAACAAAAGACCATTCAATACAGGCCTTTTCTTGTAAAAGAGGAAAAAGTTTTATTGATGGCAATGGAGTCCGGTGAATCAAAAGAAATGATTGCCGCCATTAAAGAAATAGTTAAATCATGTACATTTGGTGAGATGAACGCTGAAGACTATCCTATGTTTGATATTGAATATGTATTTTTACAAATACGGTCAAAGTCAGTAGGTGAAGTTGCAAAAGTAAAAGTCTTATGTCCAGATGACGGTAAAACTTATGCAGACGCAGAGGTTGATTTATCTAAAATCGAGGTCTATGTTGATGATGACCATTCAAACAATATTGTTGTGGATGAAAGTAGAAAATTAGGTGTTGTACTAAAATATCCTACACTAAGAGATATTGATGGTGACACATTAACAGGTGACATTAACATTGAAAAAACTTATAAAATGATTGCAAACTCAATAGAACAAATCTATGAGGGAGATAAAGTTTATCTTGCTAAAGATTCAACTAAAAAAGAATTAGATGAATTTTTAGAAAACTTGACTGCTGACCAGATGAAAAAGTTAACAGCTTTTTATAACAGTATGCCAAGATTAGAGCATAAATTAAAAGTGAAAAACCCTAAGACAAATGTTGAGTCTGAGGTTACATTAAAGGGACTAGCAAGTTTTTTCGCCTAGCCCTCTCACATGATTCGTTAACGAATTATTATGAAACAAACTTTGCTTTAATGCAACATCATAAATATTCGTTAAGTGAATTAGAAGATATGTTACCTTGGGAGAGGGAGGTGTATGTTTCGTTATTAGTTAATTACCTCAAAGAGGAAAAAGAACGCAGAGAGAGAGATAATAGGAAGCGATAATGGAAAAAGTAAAAGTAAAAGAAACTGCTCGTGAGTACGAATTAGATAAAACTGATTTGGTGGCAAAATCACCAGATGAAGAACCTACTTGGTACAATAAAACAGCAGGCATATTAGATAAATTTAGATTAATACCTAGATTAATTATGTTAGCGTACATATACGCATTTTATAAATCAATAACTTGGTTTATGACAATACCAGAACCAACAAATGCTCAAGCAATGTTTATATCAACTATTGTTGGTGCAGGCGCAGCCTTTTTTGGTTTATATGTTGGCAAACCAGGTGCAAGTATACCTAAAAAGAAATAATAAATGGCTGAACTAACACTAAAAGATGAATCAGTAATAGACATAGGTCAAGCAGTAGGCGAGAGAGTACAATCAATCGCTCAATCGGGTACAGGTACGGCAATAGTGCCTGCCGGCGGTGTTACAGCACCAGCGGCAGTAGCTGAACCTATGAACCCTTTTGATAGTGTTATGGGAGTATTAAGTGAAATTAGAGATGGTATATATTCTTTAGTTGATAAATTTGCTGAAGGTAATAGTTTAGAAAAAGAACAAATAGATAAACAAGAGAAGGCACAAGATTTAAACCAAGTTACTGACTCAGGTCGAGTAGATGGTATTGGCGACGGAGAAGGTGGCAATCAAAGTTTCTTTGCAAAAGCACAAGAAAAAACAAAAGAACTTATGGGTGCAGGTGGTT